TACGAAGAAGGTGGATACTGGTTTTTGAAGGACTATGAAGGTACTATCTATAATTTTGAAGATGTGACTAATGATGGGGAAGTCTTCAATCCAGTCCTTGGATGGATCCAAAAATTCTATCTTCAAACCGATATTCATATTATTTGTGATGCATCTTTCGTGATTTACCACCACTTAATTGGCTCTGGCTAACGCCCAAACTAATACGCAAACATCATTCCACCACGCCCACCATAGACTCTAAACATATTATATGTCTGCGCCCATACATACACAGTGTAACGTGGAACCTGTGTTGAATGAGGAGAACCACGTAAGGATTTGAATTCTAGATCGAGTGAAATTGTATGAATTTTATCAAGATTTGCCTCCCCAGATGGCAATGAAGGAGGTGTATTTCCATGATTCAAGCCAAAATGGAAATTGTAGAAATATCTATTTACAAACGGCGATTTTTTCATTTCATAGGATGGTACAAAAGATCGAAACATAGACGGACTTGTTGTAGTATAACGTATGAGACGACCCTCATAAACTAACATTATAGCTGAAAGGGGTTCCGAATCCCGAAATTGAAAGGCAGGTACTAATAAACCAGGAGCGCGAGAATTTATAGGATATGCGTTAGGCCACCAAGGAGCTCCTGAAGCATCGACACCTGATAGGTCACGTGTAGCAAGAAAGGGTGCATTAAACATCGGTGCTTCATATCGCTGTGCATAAAAAAAGATATTTCGTGTAGGATTTGGAATACGAAGAGGAATTGTCGCACGTGCCGATCCGTTTGTATCAAAAGGATCAAAGGCATAATGCTGAGTTATCGGAATTTCTATATCAGAAATGCGAAATCTGTTTGCTTCAGGAGCATCAAGATATATATACTCGGCCATGATATAGGTATCTCCAAGTTGTAGTGTGTTTGATAGTTTAATATTTGAAATGGGGGATACTCTCTTGCCGATCGTTGGAAAGCCCTCTAGACCATACAAGAGAGTTCCAGAAGGATCATTCATATAGAAGGGAGATCCCTGCAGAGGATAGTATCCTGAGCCGGCAGTTTGTGGAGATCTTTCATTAATAGCAAGCTTGGCAGAACTAACATAGAGTGAATTTAAGGTTGCAAATTGAATCGTGAGTTTTACTCGGTCGGACGCGAGTGCATCAACAGGTAGATAGATGCCAGGGTCCCCCCTACTGAACCAGAATGGGAGAGGTGTATATGTTGGATCAGGAAGTGCCGTCGAAAATTGTGGAAAATTCGTCATATTACGCTGTAACATCTTATTGACAAGATTGAGTTTTTCTAGAGGTGTGTAGAAATCATCGAGGACCTCGAGAAGTTGCCCGTCAATTTGTTCAACCCGTGATCCACCAACATCAATCGTTGCTTCCTGAACGAGAGCATTTCCGAGAGAGTTGGTCCATGTAAATTGCGGGCCTACAAATGTTTTTCCCATTGTTGTTGCAAGCCTTTTGGCGGTACCTTGAGCTGTAAAAATATCAGGCATTGTTGTTACTAAATAAATTCTACCGACAAGATGGCCCTTTCTAGGAAGAGTTATAACAGCCTTTGATCCAAATGTGGGATTTGTATCAAAATCGAGACGAACCCACTGGGTCGTAAATCTTCCTGCACGAATTAAAACCTTTGAAAAAAACTCAATCTTTGGTTGACCTTTCGGAGGAAGAAGTCTTGAATTCTGTATTCCACTATGAAGAACTCGCAGAAGCGAGGCTACCATTTCTATAATATGTAAATTCCTTATTTTAGACGCCTATTGTAGAAATGGGCGCCATTATAAGTTTTATAAAAGGAGCGAACAAAACCTTACTTGTAATATCTGTTCTAATATTTATAGTATCATTAATAATTCTAACTACTGTAACATGGAGTATTACAGGAGAAGTATTTGGATCTGCAGTTCCACCAGAAGATGATGACTTGTATGATGCTTCTACTAATTTTATATTATTAGTATTTATATGGACGATATTTTTTCCAGCAATTGTTATATCTGGAATTTTATCTATAGTACTTTCTATACCCTTACTACTTTTTTATTTTAGTTCTTCACCAGTAAAGGGATAAACCTTTAGCATAAAAAATAACCCTTAATTAAAGGAAATGGGATTTATTACAGATCTGCGTCTTGCAACTATGATATCTTTAGGAGCTGTATGTTTAGTTATTATAATTACAGTTTATATAATAGCATTATCAACACCTGAAAATACACCAAAAAGAGAAACATACAATAATCTTAGTTCATTTTCTTTTTATATAATATTACCAACTGCATTTGGATTTTTTATTTTAGCATTTGCGTACTGGACGTATATGACACAGAGTGTTAAAAATGTAGGGGTGGCGGCAACGAAGGCGCGGGTGGCGACGACGCAGCGGGTGGCGACGACGCGTGCGTTGTCAGGCGTTAATCCTCAAAAATAGGATTCGCTAATCCATTTTCAAATCTCATCCAGTTAATTGCATTACAAAATACTTTAATTTCCCAAGAGGCATCTAGAATTCCTCCAGGAGGTTTAATATCAAGAGTGATTCTTAGAGAATTTGCACGAGATGCATTTATAGATCCTGTAGGCTGGTGAATTCCAGGAATTTCGGCAAAGGAAAGACCATACACATAATTGGAATAAGCAGAATATCCTCCTTGATGCTTCGATGCAATTTGTTGTCTAAAATATTGCTCTTCACCCTCTATAAGTGTAATTCCATTCACTTGAATTTTTGCGTAAACTAGAAGCGGTTTTGTCATAAATTTAGGATCACTTCCCACCGGCCACTCCGTCTCCAATTTGTCCGTCCAATTTAACCATTCATTATTTAATGATACACCCTTACGACGTATAAACCATATAATTTCCTCTATAGGATGATTAGCCTCTATAGGTAATTGTATTGTAATTAAATTCTCAGCACTTTTACTAATTGCATACTTTATCGGTTCATCAAAATAAAAGGTCTGTAGTTCTCTATGAAGAACCTCATATGGCTTTCTTAAAAGTGTCTGACGATAATCACCATCAAGAATTGCCCCCGATGTAATAAGAGCAATCGATTCAAATGAAGGTATTGTTGGAATCGTTGGAATTTTTACAATTGTGCCATTCTTTTCAGTAAATGAAATTACAGTATTAATCGGCACAGATGTACATGAATCTCTGTATCCCCGTATCTGTCTAACAACCTCTGAAAAGGGTCTAAGAGTGATATGTAAACGAACACTACCCTCCTTTACTGAAATAAGAGAAAGTGCCTCTTGATACCTAACACGTCCAAAAAAAAGATGTAAGGGGCAATGAATATAACCATCCTCCGTTGGAAAGGCACGAGGAGTCGGTAGGGGACCATTTGATAATCCGATTTGTTTAAGAAATGTTAAAGGAAGATATGCTAAATGATCGTAGGAAATTCCAACCTGCGTATTACTATCCTCTGAGAGAAGAGTCCATGCTCTTATAAAGTCCCCATCAACCGTCTCCAAGGTTTTCCCGTTAATCTCAAGTTCAGCACTGGCAATACATGATGCACCAAGACCATTTGCATATTCCCATGCCTCTGATACATCTGTGTATCTATATTCGCCCGCCGCAAGCATGTTTAAAGTTCTTTTATCGAGCCAATGGCCGAGTTTTATTTGTAGGGCTGCGCCGTATATGAGATCACCGACGAGGAGAGATCCGATATCAAATGTGAATCGCTGACCGAATTCAGCCGGACCTCGAAACAGAATTGTCTGAATTTGCGGAGTAAATGCGATAACTCTTCGCTCTCTTGCTCTAAAAAAACGGGTTGTCTCCGAATTAAGTGGATACAAATAATTCTCTTGGGCGTCACGATCCGTGAGATCCAATAGTGTTGTTATTGTTCCTAGAGGCTGTTTACTCATTCTATATTATGATGTTAATTGCTAAACTTAAAATACCCCCGCCCCTTCTCAACAGTATAGAGAGCCCATGATTCTATAACAACCATCACTTCAACAACCTGTGTTAAAAACGGTTGATCTAGATTCGGTGGACGAATATGAAAATAAAAGACTGGTTTCTCTGCTGTTGAAAAGTTTATCGATCCCTCTGGCACCCGTTCATCCGTTGGAAGATTCGCCCCCAAATCCCAATTCATCTCTCCAATTGCAAAACCAGGATCACGATCCTCTTTTGCAAAAGGTACAAGAGTATTCCATATGGC